TTCATATGTTGCTCCAGTTAGTATTCCAAGTGATGGTTATCCATACTTATGGGATGAAGCTACAACTAATTGGGTACCATTTCCGGATTATCCAAGAGATTAAAGAATGTCGGTAACATTTAGTGGTGGCGGTGTAACAATATCAGGCGGAGGATGGACTCTTACTGCCGCGCCACCGTCAACTCCAACGGCAGGATGGTTTGGTGGCGGCCTCTCGGCACCCTTTTCAACAGTAGACCGTATTACATATGCAATTGATACTGCAACAGCTAGTGTGCGTGGTCCACTTTTTCAGACCATAGCCAGGTTGGCCGCAACAGGTAATACCACTGATGGATGGTTTGGTGGTGGTACCGGCCAAGGCGGAACCCTAACATCAACAGTTAATAGAATCACATATGCAATTGATACTGCAACAGCTAGTGTACGTGGTCCACTAAGTTCGGCTAGACGATATTTAGCCGCAACCGGCAATACAACTGATGGATGGTTTGGTGGTGGTATTGATACGTTAGCTAACGTATCAACAGTAGATAGAATCACATATGCAACTGATACTGCTACAGCTAGTGTACGTGGTCCACTATCTTCGGCTAAACGATATTTGGCTGCATCCGGCAATACAACTGACGGATGGTTTGGTGGTGGTTTATTATCGGTATCCCTTTCAACTGTAGCACGAATCACATATGCAACTGATACTGCAACAGCTAGTGTTCGTGGTCCACTAAGTTCTGCTAAATATGGCCTTGCCGCAACCGGTAATACTACATATGGTTGGTTTGGTGGTGGGTATATGCCTGGCACCGGCGTCGCCGGCGGTATTTCAACGGTAGATAGAATCACATATGCAACTGATACTGCTACAGCTAGTGTACGTGGTCCACTATCTTCGTCTAGACGATATTTGGCTGCATCCGGCAATACAACTGACGGATGGTTTGGCGGTGGTGTTGGGATCGGTGGACCTAGCGTATCAACGGTAGATAGAATCACATATGCAACAGATACTGCAACTGCAAGTGTACGTGGTCCACTTAGTTTAGCTAGACATGCTTTGGCATCAGCTTCCGGCATACAATAATAATATAAAGATTTAAAAAGAATGAGTATAACAATAACAGGTGGATTTACAGCAACAGGCGGAGGATGGACGCTTGAGGCACCACCAGCTGGGGTAAAGGCTATATTTGGATACGGCTATGATGGCGCCGGTACATCAGTAACCAATCTGGTATCAACCACCGGTGTAGTATCTACTGATACTGCAGGTGTCGGTACTGCTAGATGGTATCTTGCAGCCGCAGGTTACGGTACTGATAAAGCTATATTTGGATACGGAAACACTAGTGGTGGATTAGTATCAATAACCAATCTAGTAAGTAATACAGGCGTTGTTGCTACCGACACTGCAGGCGTCGGTACTGTTAGACGAAGCCTTGCAGCCGCAGGTTACGGTACAGATAAAGCTATTTTTGGATATGGAATTATTACAGGAGGTACTACTGCTGTATCAATGACTAATCTAGTATCAAACACCGGCGTTGTGGCTGGTGATACATCAGGAGTGGGTACTGCTAGATATACATTAGCGGCCGCAGGTTATGGAACAGATAAAGCTATATTTGGATATGGATTTTCGCTGACGCTTGGAACAAATGTGTCCATGACTAATTTGGTATCAAACACCGGTGTAGTTGCTAGTGATACAACAGGTGTTGGCACTGCTAGAGAAAGTTTAGCAGCCGCAGGTTATGGAACTGATAAAGCTATATTTGGTTATGGTTATTCATCTGATAGAACATCAATTACAAACCTAGTATCAAATACCGGTGTTGTTGCTAGTGATACAACTGGTGTTGGTACTGCTAGACATAGTCTTGCGGCCGCAGGCTATAGTACTGATAAAGCTATATTTGGATATGGAAATAGTGGATCATTTACTGCAATAACCAACCTAGTATCAAATACCGGTGTAGTAGCAACAGATACTGCAGGCGTAGGTACTGCTAGATTATATCTTGCAGCCGCAAGTTACGGTTAAACAACAATTTACCATAATCATTGCTAACTAAATCATTCTATGTTACAATAGATAAATGATTAAGTTAACAGTACCCTTACCCAAAAGTATCACAATCGCATTCAGTGGAGGTGTTGACTCTTGCGCTATAGTTGACTTTCTAAGTCGTAAACATAATGTCTCTTGCGCTTACTTTCATCATGGCACTGAACATAGTAACAAAGCACTAGAATTTGTATCTAAATTCTGTGAGGATAGAACTATCCCATTATATTTAGGTGTGCTAAATCGGGAAAAACCCAAATCAATGAGTCAAGAAGAATTCTGGAGAGAAGAACGCTATCAATATTTTGCTACTCACGGCCCAATCATTACTGCTCATCACTTAGATGATTGTGTAGAAACATATATCTGGTCATGTCTTCATGGTACACCCAAAGTGATTCCATTAACAAGAAATAATGTATTACGTCCATTTCTAACTACAAGAAAAGAAGATTTTATCTATTGGTGCGAAAGTCATAACATTGAATGGTGTGAGGATAAATCTAATAAAAATAACAAATATATTCGTAACTATATTCGCAATGAACTAATGCCACATGCATTAAAAGTAAATCCCGGTCTACATACTTTGGTAAAAAAGATTGTAGAAGGTAAAAAAAATACTTGACTTCCCTGCACAAGCCATGTATACTAACTAATTATTTAAGGAGAAACTATGTCGGATTATAACAGAACGTTTAATGGTGAGGCAAAAATTAAGCTTACCCAAATCGTAAATGAAGGTATGCATGTACTACATGAAATTGATACATTGAATGGTGGATTAAATGACACTATCAAGGCGGTTGCTGAGGAGCTGGAAATCAAAGCTAGTACATTAAAAAAAGCAATTAAATTGGCACACAAAGCCGGACTCACTCAAACTAACAAGGATCACGAAGATTTGAATTCCATACTTGAGGCGGTTGGAAAAACATTATAACGTTTTAAACAATCTCCAACCTTTAACAGATTTTGGAGATTGTTTTTTATTAACAAGTTGACTTACGTTCCCCCTAGAAGCTCCAGTCATCTTACAAAAATCGTAAGCAGTTGAGTGCTTTACTTCTCCGGTTGAAATATTTTCAAATATGTAAATATTATGATCAAATACAGGATTATGAGTTGCAGGATTTTTTCTTAAGTAATGATTATTTCCGGATTTTTTCTTCATTGCATCCTTATTATGCCATGGGGCATCTTTATTAGACATTCTAAGTGATTGCGCTTTCCGCCTGTTACTATCTTTCATATGATGGAATTCCCCAGATCGTTTAGCAACAATATTAGGATCCTTCATCGGGTTGTTTATAGTAAATAAAATTCCACCGCCAGTTCCTTCTTCAGGTTTTTCATTGGCCCAAAGTTTTTTACCATACTTATCAACTGAATTTACAACGTCCCATAGATCACTATAGTAACGACCTGTTTGTTTTAATTCTTCTTTTGTGGTACATTCGTGAATTATTTCACGTGATATGTCAAACCCGTGAACTTTTAAATGTCTTATCCAATATACACCGCTACCAAAATATTTATTTAAGTCTTTGGTAGTATATCCTAAATATTTTAATCCGGTTGAATTATGTGTCATGACGTAAAGTTTATAAATACTCATGCTGATTGCTCCTTGTAGCGTTAGAGTGAGTGGGTATTACCAGTACCGCGACTCACACTTATTTATCCCTTTTCAATTGAATTTACAATACTTTTAACTTATAATCAACACATGAAAGAAATATTTAATGTCATACGTTGATGCAATACACTCAAGGGATGAGGATCGTATCTACGTTGTAGAACGAGATAAAGACGGCAAGCGTCAATACAAAGAATACCCTACTAACTACGTATTGTACTATCCCGATCCTAGGGGTAAACAACGTAGTATCTATGGCGATCCAGTCAGTCGTTTTAGCACACGTAAACGACAAGAGTTTGAAAAAGAAAGACGCATCCACTCAAATAAGAAATTATTTGAAAGTGATGTTCCGGTAATCTTTCGCTGTCTAAGTGAAAACTATCTTGGCATTGATGCACCCAAACTTCATACTTGCTTCTTTGACATTGAGGTAGACTTTGATCCTGAAAAAGGTTTCAGTCCTACAAGTGATCCATTCAATCCTGTAACTGCTATCAGTTGTTACTTAGATTGGCTAGATCAATGTATTACATTAGTGATTGCTCCAAAACATATGAGCAGTGAAACAGCCCAAGAAATCACTAATGAATTTGATAATACAATGCTATTCAAATCAGAGAAGGAAATGTTTGACGTTTTCTTTCAACTTATTGAAGATGCTGATGTATTGACTGGCTGGAACTCAGAAGGATATGATATACCTTACATGGTCAATCGTGTTACTAGGGTTATGAGTAAAGATGATACACGCAAGTTTTGCTTGATGGGTCAACTGCCTAAAGCTAGAGAATACGAACGATTTGGTAAAAGTGAAACAACATATGACTTAGTAGGTCGTATTCACTTAGACTATCTACAACTATACAAAAAGTATAACTATGAAAGTCGTCATAGTTACAAACTTGATAGTATCGGTGAGATGGAAGTAGGTGAAAACAAAACTCAATATGAAGGTACTCTTGACCAACTGTATAACAAAGACTTCAAAAAGTTCATTGAATACAATAGACAAGATACTATGTTGTTGGTGAAAATTCACAACAAACTTAAGTTTTTAGAATTAGCTAATCAACTTGCACATGAGAACACAGTATTGCTTCCAACAGTAATGGGTTCAGTAGCAATGATTGAGATGGCAATTTTTAATGAAGCCCATGAACGTGGGCTTGTAGTTCCAGATAAAAAACGAAAGGTTGAAAATGAAGAAGATGTCCAGCAGGCAGCAGGTGCCTTTGTTGCTACGCCGAAAAGAGGTATGCATGAATATGTCGGAGCAGTTGACATTAACTCACTCTATCCCTCGGTTATTCGTGCCCTCAACATGGCAGGAGAAACCATCGTTGCTCAAGTCAGACAAACAATCACTGACCAATATATGCACGACAAAGGCTTACGATTAGCTAGTGAAAAGAAACGTCACAAAGAAGGTGATGATGCCGTTACAGGATCTATTCTCTGGGAAAATCTATTCGGTGCATTAGAATATACTGCAATTATGAATCAAGAACGTGGTACAATTCTTACTGTTGATTTTGAAGATGGTCGTAGTGTAGAAATGAGTGCGGCCGAAATCTGGAAGATGATATTTGATAGTCATAAGCCCTGGATGTTAAGTGCTAATGGTACAATCTTTACTTATGAAAAAGAAGGTGTAGTTCCCGGTCTACTTACACGTTGGTACTCAGATCGTAAAGAGATGCAGAAAAAACTCAAAGAAGCAACTAATACAGAGGATAGAGAGTACTGGGATAAACGACAACTTGTTCGTAAAATTTTACTTAACTCAGCATATGGTGCATTGTTAAATGAACATTGCAGATTCTATGATAAACGTATCGGTCAAAGTGTAACACTATCTGGTCGGCAGATTGTTAAACACATGATGAGTACTATCAACGAAACAGTTGAAGGTGTCTATTCTCATGACGGTAATGCTATTGTATATGGTGATACTGACTCATGCTACTTTACAGCCTATCCTACACTAAAGCCACAGATTGATAGTGGTGCATTAGAGTGGAATAAAGAAACTTGTATTGGTCTATATGATGGCATTGCTGAACAAGCAAATGAAAGTTTCCCTGCATTCATGGAGAAAGCATTTCACGCTCCAAGAAAGAACGGTGAAATTATCAAAGCTGGTCGTGAACTGATCGGTGATCGTGCTATCTTTATTGTTAAGAAACGTTATGCTATTAACATCTTTGACAAAGAAGGTAAACGTAAAGATAAAAATGGTGATTTGGGTGATATCAAAGCTATGGGTCTTGACTTGAAACGTGCTGATACTCCTAAGTATGTACAAGAGTTCTTAATGAATGTACTACAGATGGTTCTTCAACAAGGTAAAGGTCGTGATGAAGTTATTGAAGCAGTAAAAGATTTCAAACGAGTACTAACTGCACAAGATAGTTGGACTAAGGGTTCGCCTAAAGGTGTAAACAAACTTACAATGTACGGTGACTTAGAAGCTAAGAGTAGTACAGGTCGTGCAAATATGCCCGGTCACGTAAGAGCCGCACTTAACTACAATTACTTGCGTAGAGTAAACGGTGATCAATATAGTCAAAAGATTATTGATGGTATGAAGGTTGTAGTATGTAAACTTAAAAGTAATCCATTAGGGTTTACCAGTGTAGCATATCCCGTAGATGAATTACGTTTGCCCAAATGGTTTACAGAGTTACCATTTGATGATTCAGCTATGGAACAAACATTAGTAGATGAGAAGATAGATAACTTATTGGGTGTACTTGGTTGGGATATTCGTAGCAATACAGATACCAATAGTACATTTGATGATTTATTTGTTTTCGGTTAAATTGGTGTTGCAATTCGTAATATATTCCTATATAATACGTATCACAACTACCTAAATAGTTAAAACAAAGGAAAAATATGAAAGATAATTTACAAGATTTAATTCAACATACGCATGGCTTAGGCTGTATTGAGTTGATTAAAGTCAGTGGAACTGACACAGAGACAACTGTAAACGCAGTAGCAGAAGATAAATCTGTTATCGTTAGTGGTGTGCTTAAACATCCTAGCGCAGAGTTTATAGGAACTTTCGGTATGCCTAACTTAGGTAAACTAAAAACAATTCTAGGCTTTGATGATTATGATGAGCATAGTAAAATCACTGTTACACGTGTCAAAAAAGACGGAGTTGATGTACCGGAATATATTCACTTTGAAACAAAAGCAGGTGATTTCGTTAACGATTATCGTTTGATGAGTAAAGCTATTGCGGATGAGAAAGTTAAGACTGTAATGTTCAAGGGTACTACTTGGGGTGTTGAATTTGAACCTACTATTGCTGGCATTCAACGACTAAAGCGTCAAGCAAGTGCTAATAGTGAAGAAAAGAACTTTACTACTAAAACAGAAAACGGTAACTTAATGGTTTACTTCGGTGATCCGTCAACTCACTCAGGTAACTTTGTGTTTCATCCCGGTGTTACTGGTACGTTGAATAAAGCATGGATGTGGCCTGTTAAAGAGTTCTTAAGCATCATGGATCTACCCGGCGATAAGATTATTCGTATCGGTGATGCAGGTGCAACAGAGATTGTTGTTGATAGTGGTCTAGCAGTTTATCGTTACTTACTCCCAGCACAAGCGAAATAATGGAACAAGATAATCTATCAGCAAAACAAAACCCAGATTGGGCATTGTTCTTACCCGCAGTCAGTAGTTTCTATATCTCTGGCTTGGGTAAACAACGTAAAGGTGAAGAGTACTTTGATCCTGCACGTATCCCTGCTCAATTCAACGGTGATGTAGAGAAACTAAACTTTCTTAATAGTAAAGAGGGTCTCTATTATTATAAATGGGGATTGTATAGTGCTGGTCATGCTAACTTAGATACTACTAAAGACGATGCTAGTGAATCAATCATTAGAGAACGTGAAGCTGGTACATTTATGTTAGGTGATTCTGGTGGATTTCAAATTCTTAAAGGTCAATGGCCAGCTGATTGGAAAGATCCTAACTGCCCTAAAGCTATGATTAAGCGTAAAGCAGTATTGAACTGGATGGATACATATATGAACTATGGTATGGTTCTTGATATTCCTTCACAATCATTAACTACCTTTCATATGAAGGATCCTAAAACAATTGAAAAAGATAAAGAAGGTAATGATATTCCAGGTAGTGGTGTAAGTCTTCATGGTATTAGTACTATTCAGGAAGCAATTACTGCTACCCATATCAATAACGAATACTTCATTAACAACCGTACAGGTAAATGTAAATTCTTAAACGTATTACAGGGTCGTACCCATACACAATCAGATGATTGGTATGCTGAAATGAAGAAATATTGTGATCCAAACATCTATCCAGACAATCACTTTAATGGTTGGGCGTTTGGGGGACAGAATAAGATTGATGTACACTTGATGTTAACTAGAATGATTGATATCATTCACGATGGATTGTTAGTTGAAGGTAAACATGATTTGATTCATTGTTTGGGTACAAGTATTTTAGAGTATGCTGTATTGTTTACTGATATTCAACGTGCTATTCGTAAGTATCATAATCCAAAATTACTGCTTACATTTGATTGTGCTAGCCCATTCTTTAGTGCGGCTAAAGGACTAGCTTATTTCAATACTAATATTGAGCATAATAAGAAATGGTCGTACAGTATGGAAAAGACTGCTGAAAAGAAAAGTTATGCTAATGATACCCGTAAATATCGTGATGCTGTATTAGCTGAAGGCATCCATAAAGTCTTTACAGATAGTCCAGTAACTGATAAACTAGTAATGAAGGATTTGTGTTACCGTGGTCAGGGGTTCTTGGGACAACATAACAAAGAAACTAAGACTAGTTGGGATACATTGAGTTATACACTTCTTCAAAGTCATAACGTATGGATGCACATGAATGCTGTTCAAGAGGCTAATCGTCAATATGAACAAGGTGTTGTTCCTAAGATGCTTATTCATAAGTTTGAAGGTAGTAAGTTTTTTGGTGAGTTAGTTGATAAAATATTCAGTAAAAAAACTAAACAAGAAGCTATAGATTTGATTGACTATCATAGTAGATACTGGATGCAGTTCCAATCAGGTAGTCAAGGTATCAGTGGTAAGAAAACTGAAAATGCAATGACTAACTTTGACAAATTTTTTGACGTAATAGATACACCAAAATTTGAAGAAGTAATAGAAGATAGCGATGATGCTATGAATGAAGTTTTACATGAAAAGGTAGATTTAGATGATGACAATTAATCCATCACTTACACTGAAGTCAACAATGACTTCCGATACTCAGGAATCTGTTATTACCTTTACCGGTGGGTCAGATGAGATGTTACGTATAGCAAAAGATGGGTTTTATATACGTGGTAAACGGGTACCGCATGATGACAAAGAAGCTGAAGTAGTATATAATACATTTCATCAATGGTTAACATGGGCAACATTAAACAGGGATTATAAATGATAAAACAACATGAACAAGCAATGGCAGAGAAACGTTCTCGCATCAAAGATAAAGCATTGCGTACAATCTTTGTACGTTTTCAAAAAGAAGGTATTCATAAATACCCAGCGGCAGCAACAGACCCAGCACTTGCTACAGGTGATGAGTATGATGTTAGCTTTTTAGCTACTCCACATAGACACATCTTTCATTTTGATGTGGCTATTGAAGTATTTCACAACGACCGTGATATTGAGTTTATTCAGTTTAAAAGATGGTTAGAGAATCAATATTCTCAAGGCATTCTTCAATTGGATTACAAAAGTTGTGAAATGATTAGTGATGACCTCTATGAAGTCATTGCAACTCGGTATCCAGATCGTAGTGTCGCTATTCAAGTATCAGAAGATAATGAGAATGGTGCTCATATTGTCTATAACACAACAACAAATTTACATAAACTCGCTATTTAAAAGGAAATAAAAATGGCAAAACAACAATCCAACCCACGTGTTCAACAAATCTTTGAGGATCTAGAAAACTATCTAGCCTTCTGTCAAGACTTTGGATACAAGTTTGATGAATCAACAATGTATGATATGCGTAGCTTTGCGTATCGGCAATTCACTAAAGCTGTAACTGGTAAGTGGGCTAAAGATCAATGGCAGGAAGACGCACGTCCATGAGAAAACTGTTTTACATGGGACTGGAAAAATATGTTGCTAGATACACATACCAGTTACAAGACTGGAATGAAAGTGTATTCAAACGAAGAGGCATTAATTATGTTATCGTTCCCGGCGAAACATTAAGTGATGACCAAGCTATTGTTACAGGACAAGTACTAGATGCACATGGTCGTACATACTTTGGTATGAGTCAATTAATGAATCTAGTAAAGATGATGAAGGCAGGAGAGTGTGGTTATGAAGATATTGTCTATTTTGAAGATATGTTTCAGCCGGGCATTGAAAGTCTTCCTTATATACTTAAGCAAGTTCCTATTAATCTCCGTCCTCGTATATTTGTCCGTTGTCTTGCTCAGTCAATCGATCCGGATGATTTCGTACATGTATGGGGCATGAGTGAGTTCATGGGTCACTATGAAAAGATGGTTGACTCATTCGTTGATGGTGTTCTAGCATCTAATGAAGAAATGGTAATGCATATGAAGATTGCGGGTTGGAAGGCTCCCATCTACAATATTTCAGGATTAGCATTTGGCAAAGAAGAAGTTCGTGGTCGTATCAACAATAACATCAAGCCGTTCAATGAACGACCAATGCGTATTGCATTTAGTGCAAGATGGGATCAAGAAAAACAACCAGACTTTTATATGGATGTGATTGAAGAATTCTATAACCGTTATGGTCAGAAGGATCGTCATGGTGTATATCGTGGTGTAGAATTCTGTGTATTCAGTGGTAGTAAACTAAAAAGCAACAACGATAGTTATATGCAACGAACAAAAGAAATGCAAAATCGTGGTCTATTACGTATATGTGAAGACCTAGATAAGAACGCATACTATGAGTTATTAAATGATACAAGAGTATTATTTAATTGTGCATTACAAGATTGGGTAAGTAATACAGTAAGTGAAGCAGACAGTTTGGGTTGTAATGTATTGTATCCGGCATATCGCAGTTTCCCAGAAACGTTTGCGAATGACTATACAAGACTGTATACGCCCTGGAGTGTTGAAGATGCGGTAATTAAGTTGTATCATATGTTACATCAACCGCATGTAAATCAAGGAAAGATTAGTGATTGGACTGACGGTACAATCGATAGAATTTGTGATATCCTAGAAGGTAACGGACAACAATGGTTGCGTATGGATAGTGATTATCGCAAACACACCCGTGAAGCAAAATATTAAGGAGAAAATTATGAGCGCACAAAATGATATTGAAACAAGTTTAGAAGCATACAATGCTGAGAATGATAAGTTTAACAAAGGTAATGCAGCCGCTGGTACACGTGCCCGTAAAGCATTAGCAGAATTAGCTAAGGCAGTTAAGGCCCGCCGTAATGAAATTACGGCAGAAAAAGCCGCACGTGCAGAAGCAAAAGCTAAGACTTAATTATGGCTCGCAAGAAAATTCAACTTGAAGAAGTTAATTCATTGCCAATAGTAACAAAAGGTAGTCACTTAACCGTGACTACTTTCCCTGATGGCCGTTCTGAATTAAAATGGGATTGGGATGCATTAGTTAAAGAGGTTCGTGAAGCCTGCGCTAGTGCTGAACTTGCTAATATGAAGCCTTCAGTTAAGGCTAAATCAAAAAAATCAGTTGTTAAAACAAAGTGATAAATACTTGTGTTACACAACGGTAACACAATATCAAAACAAAACCATCACAAAGGAAGGTTATCTATGAGTTATAATAAAACAAAAACCGATCCAATATTGGGTCAACAAGTACATGAACACTTAGTTAAAATGGGTGTTGAAACTCCAACTATTAAATCACTAATCCCGGATCGCAAAGATAAGATTGCGGTCATTGAGCCGTTATTTGCCGAGATTATGAAAACACTTGGATTAGATTTGTCTGATGATAGTTTGATTGAGACACCTAAACGTGTTGCTAAGATGTATGTTAATGAAATATTTTGGGGATTAGATTATGAAGCATTCCCTAAATGTACAACAGTTGACAACAAGATGCGATACAACGAAATGGTTGTAGAGCGTAATGTTAATGTTCAATCTAACTGCGAACATCACTTTGTAGTGATTGATGGATTGGCTACTGTAGCTTATGTCCCTAA